AAGATCTGGTCAATCTGTGTACCAAACTGACTGTAAACCAGTCCAAGACCGGCTACCACAACGGCTGCAACTGCACCGAAATTCATCAACCCTACAAATGACGGAATAAAGCCGGCTACTGTTCCAAGAACTCCCTGCAAAGCAGAACCAATCTGTCCGCCCCATGCTCCCAGATAACCGGCAGTATCTCCAAGTAGCGAAAACGCGCTTGTAATTCTAGGAATTTTTGATGCGATTGCAGAACCGATCTTTCCAACTGCCCCTCCGATTTTACCTGGGACACCGGAAACGACCTTGCCGATTTTTCCGACAGTAGCTGACAATTTCGGAGTCAGTACCTGAAACGGTCCTGTAACAGCGCTGCCGAGCCCTTTCAGGCTACCCGTAAAATCTTTCCGGAAATTCGCAGCCGATTTTGTTGCACTTTTGAATCCCTTCGGAAGCTTTCCAAGCTCAGACAAAACACCTGTTGTAATTCCACTAAATCCCTCAACAGCTGACTGTACATTACCGATCTGTGATCCGAATAATGAGATCACCGGTCCGGCTCCTGCAAGCACTGCCGCACTCTTACCAAGATTCATGAGCTCATCCGTGCTCATGTTCTTTAACTTATCTGCTAATTTTTCAACACTATCTGTAAGTCCCTTTAATTGCGGAACCGCTTCACCGATTTTTCCGGATAAGGATTCCACCACATCCATTCCGGTCTTTCCCAGACGCGGGATCATTTGACCAAGATTATTTAAGATATTCTTTGCCGCTGTCCAGAATGTGTCAACCAGGTCGTTCGCACTGATTACACCGGCTTCAAAATTTTCCCAGGCGGCTTTAGCAGAATTAACAGAACCTTCAATCGTTGTAGATGCTTCTTTTGCGGAAGTTCCTGTGATTCCGAGATTTTGCTGGACTTTGTGAATTGCCTGAATCATCTGGTCAAACGTTACATTATCCAGATCTTCTATTTTTTCATTTAAGATACCGGAATCATTGATCAATCGGATCATTTCCGACTGTGTACCGCCGTAACCTAATTTAAGGTTATCCAGCATTGTGTAATTCTGCTTTGCAAAGCCCTGATAGGCATTCTGGATATCCTGCATATTCGTACCCATCTTATTGGCATTGTCTGCCATATCAATGATCGCCATATCTGCTATCTCTGCAGCCTTTGCAGTATCTCCGCCTAAGCCCTGTAGTAATGATGCTGAAAAGCTTGTAACCGTTGACATGTAATCATTAGCAGAAAGCTGTGCTGTTTTGAACGCATTGTTTGCGTTCCTGATCACTGTCTCGGCACTATCTTTAAATAGTGTCTCTACACCACCGACCTGCTGCTCCATATTGGCAACTACACCAAGGGAAGACTTTACAATCGCCGCCGCTCCAGCTCCTACAGCTGCAACAGCTCCGGTCATTGCCTTTCCGACTACAGATAAGCCACTTTTTCCAAGACTTCCAAGCTTATTTATGCCTTCATTGAACCCACTCTCATTGATTTTGGTATCAAAATTCAAATATCCATCTGCCATACTATCATCCTTTCTGATAGCACGGCTCAGGGGCTCACAAGTGCTTAATTCTTAATTTTTATCTCCACCTCCCGTCGGCATTTGCGGCACTTTACATACAGTCCGCTGCACACTGCAGTATCTACGTAAACAAGCAGATGCTGACCGCAGTACGGACACGGATACCACTCACGCCGTGTCGGTATTTTAATTTCCATCACGAGAACATATCTCCAATCTCATAATCATCAAGCTTTCGCTGTTTCTTTTTCAGCGCAACAGCTCTCTGGATCTTCTTGATCCGTTTACGTTCGTCCTTGTCCCGGATTGTTCCAGGATCAATCGAACGATACATAATCCGTTGTTTAATCTCTGTACCATCCGGCAACCAGTCAAACAAGCTCCGGAACTCCCACCAGTGCATATAATCGATCTGCTGCAGGTCGATTCCATATGCCTCCCGGAACGCTGCATAAATGCAGCCGGCATCTTCCGAAAGAGAAAATACCGGCTTCCCACTTTTCTGCTGCTCTTCCTCTTCATCTTCCAGATCATCCTGGTACATCCTTTTGCACATCAGAAAATCTCCGAGTGCATAAATCGCAGCTTCAATATCTTCCGGAACCTGATCCAGATACCACTGCAACAGAAGTCCACACTTCATCCGCCACGGAACCGAGTCGTCTTCAACCAGCTCCGTAAAACGGATCCATTCACGGAAATCTGTCACGATCGGGTAGTACTCTCCGTTCACCTTGACTTCTTCCGGAAACTGCTCATATAAAATATTCATGCTCTGCTACCTTCCGGTATTGGAATATTTTCCTTTACCATACTGTTTCTGGTAGTTTCTTCTCTGCTGACGGTTTCCATTTGGCTGTGGCTGCGGATGCGGGAACTGCTGCGTTGTATTTTGATTTGGTACATACTTATCATATTTATCGTCCAATTTCTTTGTTTCCGCTGTTTCAAAGTCTAACAGTGATTCTGCCGCTTCAGTACACAGCTTGATGCTGTTCTTTCCGCAAAGGATACGCTCCCCGGCTCCATCGCCAAAAAGGGTATCGAAGAACACATAAAAACAGCTACACTGTGCGCGGATGATATCACTATTCTTTCCAACTACCGGAACATTCTGCTCCGCTTCATGCATTGCTGTTTTCGCTTCATCGATCGCATCTAAAAAATCCGCATCCGTGAAATCCACTTCTGCTTCAAAATCTCCAAATTTCCAAAGGCTCATAGGCTCACTCTCCCATTTCTTCTTTATTCTCCGCCAGCAGTGAATGTACAGGTCTTCCATCCGTCTGTGGTGGTTGCAGTACCCTTTGTGATTTCTCCGGCCGCTTTAAAGCTGCCTTTGTAAATCAGGGCATCCGTACCGTCCCCTTCTGTATCTGGAATTACACTCCATGTTCTCTTTCGTGCGGTACAAGTTGTTTCCGATGTCTTCTGCTCAAACAAATCTACCACCACAATATCAACCTGTGCTTCTGTTCCGAGAATCTCATCATCGGTAATTGCTGCAATCTTTTCATGTACCGGATCATTGGTATACCGGTCAAATTCGTAATCGATTGCCGGCGCATAACCGACTACGTCACTTCTTTCAGACGCCTCATCCACATATTGCCGGCTGTACTCTGTCGAGTTCTTTCCATCCGACAGCGATGTAAATCCCGTCATTCTGGTAAATGTCTTTCCTGATCCGTCAGCATCCATAAAAGCCACTCTCTTATGTCTGCCAACTAACATTTTTTCACTTGCCATTTCTTCACACTCCTTACTTATAAATCAATCTGCATATCATCTGATACCGTCCCAGATCGACCTCTGTACTAAATAAATAGCCGGACTGCAGCACTTCTACCCTGATAGCATCGTGCCCGTCCAGCTCTGGAACAATATCATTCAGGTTATTCTGTTCTGTCCACTCTTCAAAGTTCTGATAAAAACCACTGTTGGCAATACCGGTTCTGGCATCCCCATCGTAGGCTTCCTTACTTGTCAGAGCGAACTGGAACTGCTTCAGGCAGCTCCCGTCCACATATCTCTTGTAAATGGGATCTGCTCCAATCGGATCAATGGAATATTCCATTCCATTACCTAAACGATCAATATTGATTTTCCAATTATTGATATCCGGATACATTCTCACGTACTCACGAATACTCTCAATAATCGTTTTCTTCTTATTCTCCGGCAAGCTTCTCAGCTCCTTCCCTGATTGTATCCTTGTGGCTCGCTTTCATCTTCTCAAACCATCTCGCCTTGGTTTTATGCTCGTAATACTGCCGACGGGCATATGGGGCAAGATATTCAATAGAACCGGAACCAACCACCGTACCAAGCGTCCCGGACTTAATCAGCATCCCGGTTCTTCTCGGTGTCAATGGATTCATATAGCGCAGACACTCGGAATCCACAAATGCCTGCGCCCTTGAAAATCCCTCCGCTTTTTTCTGTGCGAATCCCGGAGCCCATTCCAGCCATGCCGTGGTAGAACCATTCTTACCAGTCACCGTAAATACACTGCCTCTCGGAGTTGTGATCCGGAATTCTTTCTTTCCTGCCATCTTACTCGCCTCCGATCCGCCAGTGCGGAGTCGCACCAAACCGGTTGTCCGACCAGCTTGTCACCTTGCAGTGCTTCTGGAACACGGCTTTCAGATCTGCAGGTCTTTCAATCTCAATCTGACACTCTCCCAGGACAATCTGATCATCATTCTGTATGGTCCAGTATCCATAACCGCCACAGCAGGCGAACTGATCCGGTGGAAGATATTGTCCTGCTTCCGGAATATTCGCAGGAATCCGGATTTTGTAAACTTCCGCACTTTTTAGCCCGTTATCCGTAACTGCAGTCTTATGGTCCACATGGACGTGGACACCATGCAAAACGGTTCGGATCCAGGTATCGTAATGTGTGGAATCACCGCTTATTCTGTTATAAACCGTAATGTCACTATTCGTAATCATCATCCACCGCCAAATCCATAAGCCCCGTATTTACCAGATATACTTCTGCAATTCTATACAACATCGAATCCACTGATCGGCTTACATCAAACGATACGGAATACCCATCGTTGTTCTCAGATGTTATTCCATCTCGC